ACCAAATAGAAGCAAATATGAAAAATATAAAAGAAATTAGCTCTTTGCAAAATAAAATTTATGAGCTTCTTTATGCAAAAGAAAGGTCAAAACTATGTTCTTGATATTTAAAAAGAATGAAAAAATCAGAAACTTAGAAAAAGAAGTTCAAAGGCTAAAAGGTGTAATAGCATTAAAAGATACTGCTATAAATGAAATTTCATTGAAGCTAGAAGAAGAAATTAAAATCAATGTAAAACTTAGTAATTTTCGCATAAAAATCCTTGATGCTTTAGGACTTATAGGGGTTAAAAATAATGATGAAATAGCCATAAAAGAAGTAAAAAGATTAAAGGAGAAAGAATTATGAAAAGACAAACAAAACCGCTAAGTATAAGAATTCCATTAGAATTAAAAGAAGAGTTGCAAAAAATAGCAGATAAAGAATACCGCCCTTTAGCAACTCAAATAGTTAAAATTTTAAGCGATTATGTTAAAAACTACCAAGGAGATGAAAAATGAATTTAGAACTTTTTAAAAAAGATGAAAATAAAGAAATAAGCTTAACTTCTTTAGAGATAGCAGAGCTTACAGGCAAGGAACATTTTAATGTTATAAGAGATATAGAAACTTACTTAGAAAAAGTGGTTGAAGGGGGTGTCTTCAAATTTGAAGACACCTACCAAAACCCACAAAATAAGCAATCTTACAAGTGTTACCGCTTACTAAAAAGAGAAGTATTGATTTTAGTGAGTGGATATAGCGTTGAGCTAAGAGCAAAGATAATCGATAGATTAGAATACTTAGAAAATGAGCTTAAAAAACAAAGTTATAAACCGCTTTCATTAAAAGAAAGTTTGCAAATGCAATTAGAGCTTTTAGAAAAAAATGAAAAGCTTCAAATTGAAAACGCAAATTTAAAAAATGAAGCCAAAGAAAACGCACCACTTATTCACTTTGCAAATCGCATAAAAGATACTAATGATGCTATTTTAATAAGAGATTTCGCAAAAATACTTTATGAAAAAAATAAAATTGAAATCGGAGAAAAAAGACTTTTTGCCTTTTTAAGAGACAATGGCTTTTTAATGAGCGATAACAAACCTTATCAAAAATGCATAGAACAAGGGCTTTTTAAAGTAAGTGAAACAACTATCAGCACCATTAACGGCGATAGATTAGTAAGCACAACTAAAATCACAGGCAAGGGACAAATTAAAATCGCAAATTTATTATTAGAAAGAATGAATCATGCAGTATAAAATAATTGACTTAGAACAAGGTAGCCATGAATGGTTAAATTTTAGAAAAGGAAAAATAGGTGCATCGATGGTAGCATCTTGCGTAGGTATCAAAGGTGCTTTTAATTCCAAAGAACAAGCAAGAGATATCATCTTAGGACTTAAAGAAGTTTATCAAAACGAAGCTATGAAAAAAGGCAATGATTATGAAGCTTTGATTAGAGCTAGAGTTGAGTTTTTACATTCTGTGAGTATCACTCCTATAGTTTTACAAAGTCTAGAAAATGAAATGTTTATAGCAAGTTTAGATGGAATAGATGAAAATGGAATTATTTATGAGTTTAAATACTCGCAAGATGAGTATGATTTTATCAAAAGAAATAAAAAGCCAAGCGATAAATACTACGCTCAAGTGCAATTTGGGCTCTATATCAGTGGTAAAGAAAAATGCATTTTTGTAGCCATGAATAAAGAAGAAGAGATTGTAGAGTGCGAAGTTTTAAAAGATGAAGCTTATCAAGAATGGTTGGTTAAAAATATAAAAGAGTTTATATTAGATTATATCATCGATCAAAAAAGTGAATATAAAGAGCTTGAAGATACTAAAGCAAAAAATCTAACGATTGAAATTATAAGGCTTGAAAACACGATTAAACCTATTAAAGAAAAGCTAGAAAGTCTTAAAAAAGAACTCATAGCCTTAGCAAATGGCGAGAAAGCAAGATGTTTAGATATCACAATATATCCGCAAAGTAGAACTACAATTGATTATAAGGGCTTTTTAGAACAACAAGGTATTACTGTGCCTAAAGAGTTTTATAAAGAAAGCACTTCAATGTGCTTAAAAATCAAAAAAGGAGCATAAAAATAAAGCACTTTTTGATAAAATTATAAAAACAAAGGAAGGGTTAAAATGTTAAATTTAAAAAGTTTAGAAATCACCTGCAAACAATGTAAAACTAAAATCACTTTAGATATAGGTAAAACTGTCATTGTATGCCCACTTTGCAATAATGCTTTTTATAATTCTTATGATGAAGCTCCACTTTCTAAACTAGAAAATATATTGCAAAGCTTAAAAGAGCATAAAAAAGCAGAGTTTAGATTTATTACAGATGAAAAGGAATAAATATGAAAAGCTATAAAATTACCTGCAGAAACTGCGATACGCAAATCATTGCAAAAGTTGAGCAAAGCATTCTTTTTTGTCCTGCTTGTCATACAAACTTTTTTAATTCTTATGATGAAGCACCTTTTAAAACTTTACGTCAGAGCCTAAAATCTTTTGAAGATAAAAGCAGTGTTTTAAAATTTGAGTTTATCACAGATGAAAAGGAATAAAAATGAGCGGCGAATATATAATCAGTGGATTTTTAACAATTTGCCTTGTTATTGCTTCTTATCAAGTATACAAGGTTTATAAAAAGGAAATTGAATATCAAAAGATACATGAAAATGCTTTGATAACGATGTATAAAACTACAAATAAAATAGACAATAAAACAAAACATAAGGCAAAGTGCGATGCTTTAAGTCCTTATGCGGTTGATGTTAGTTTTAGTGATGAGAAAATAGCCGAAGAAGTTTTGAAAAATCCTTATGGATTTAATTTTTTAGTAGATTTAGAGTATTATAAAAACGATAAAAATAAAATTATTTTATATAGAATTTTTAACATAAAAGATAAAATATCTTTAGAATAAAAGAAAGGAGTAAAATGCCAGAAGAGAAAGAAAACATTGTTAAAGAAGTTTGCAAAGAGTTAAATATCACGCAAAAGGAATTAAGCGAGATTTTGGGGGTGCCACAAACGACTATATCAGGTTGGGCTACTACAAAAATTCCAAAAATGGCAGAACTTGCTTTAAATCTTTTGATTGAAAATAAGACTTTAAAGGAAAAATTAGAGATTTTTAAAAAAGCCCATAAAATAGCAAGTGAGTTATAAGGTATAGACATTTTGTCCATACCTTTAAATACTAATTTTAGAATTTATTTTAAATTATTTTACTAAAATTAGTTTTATTTACTTGACTATTTTCTAAAAATAGTATATAATTCTTGCATAATTACTAAAATTAGTAATTTATGTTCTTTGAATTAGGGTTGTTTAAGATTTTTGTGTTAGAATTTGGCTATGTTAGAATTAATTAAAAACATAGGGCTTGGCTTATTTGTTAATGGGAGTTTCGCATTAATGAATTTTGACTTTAAACCGCAAAGCTTTATCATAACTGCTTTTAGCGTCGGGATTATGGCTATATGTATTCTTATGCAAAGGAGGCAAAAGGATGAATGAGATAGGTTTAAACATTATCGCAGGGGTAAGCGTTATACTCTTTGCTTATACTTGCTATCTATTTTATAAGCAAAATAAGTCTCTAAAAGACAAAACGAAAGAAAGTAAGCACTAAAATCAAAACAACCCTTTCAAAGCATAAAATGAAAGGGTTAATATGCTATCACAAATACAAAATAATACCTCAATACAAGTTGCTTCATTTTATGAAGTTACCAAAAATTCAATCGCAAAACATTTTTTAAGAAACGCCGATGAACTCATAGAAAATATACATTATTTCTACGATTATGAGCAAACCAAAGGCGGAAGACAAAGAGTAATCAAATGGACTTTAGAAGGTGTTTATATGCTAGGCTTTTTTATAAAAAGTCCTAAGGCTAAAGAATACCGCAAAAAAGTAGCTAAGCTTTTAAGAGAGCAAACACAAGCTAGATTTAAAAGCTTAAGCGATGAAAATCAAAGACTAAATTCTTTAAATCATCATCAAAAAATCGGTTATAAATCTCAATTAGCACAACAAAAGGAACATTATGAAAACAAAATCAAAGCATTACAATACGACTTAGAAAATAAAAAGGAGTTAAGCTTTAAAAGAAAGCTTAGCAAGGAAGAATTACTAGAGCTTAGAAAAATACTTGCTCGTGATTATGGAATGATTTGCATAAAAGAATGGGAATTTGAATTTTTAGCTGAAAAAATAGCATTAGAAAGTACAAGAATGACAACTTGGGATGCTGTTGTTAAGAAGCTAAAACAAAGTCTTGATTATTGGCAAAATTATGAAGAATACGAAGAAAAATGGAAAAAAATATTAAGGAGATGAAAAATGAGTAATGAAGTTATATTAAAGGAAGAAAATAAATTAGAAATAAATTTTAATCCTTATGAGTTAGCCTTGGTAAAAGGTGATTTATCAAAGCTTAGCGATGTAGAACGAGCAAGCTATGTTAAAAATCTTTGTGAAAGTTTAGGCTTAAATATGCTTACAAAGCCTTTTGAATACATAGTATTAAATGGCAAACTTACTTTATATGCAAATAAATCAGCAACAGATCAGCTAAGACAAATAAGAAAAGTAAGTATTACAAAAACAGAAGTGGCACAAGTTGGCGATATTTATATGGTTACAGCCTACGCAGCAACACCAGATGGAAGAACTGATTGCGATACAGGTGCTTTAAATATTAAAAATTTAGGTGGCGATAATTTAGCAAACGCAATAATGAAAGCTATCACAAAAGCAAAAAGGCGTGTAACCTTAAGTATTTGCGGACTTGGAATGCTTGATGAGAGTGAATTAGAAACAATAAAGGAAAAGCGATTTTTAAATCCAAATGAAGATTTAAAAGTTTGGGGTAGTGATGAAAAAGCTATAGAAAATAAAGCAAAAGAGATAAAAGCTTTAGGTGCTGAACTTAGAAAATTTATGAGTGATAATGGTTTAAACACTGGGGAGCAAAACAATTTTATAAAAAAACATTCTTTATTTACAAGTGAAAAAATACAAGAAGTTCTAAGTAATAAAGATGAATTTTTAACACAATTAAAAGGAGAATTATAATGTTACCAGCATTTAAGGCAAGTTTTGAAGTGGCAAATTATTCGCCAAGCGTAGAGTATTTAAATGAAGGTGGGCTTTATAGCGGAGTTTTCCGCAAAGCCTTTTTATATGATAAATTGGCAAGCGATGGAAGCAATAATACTTTTATTTGTTTTGAATTTTTAACCAGAAAAGAGCAAAAACTAGCTATTTTTAATCTTTTTGTAGCTAAAAATAACGATTTTAGCTATATCAATAAAAATGGAGAAAAAGAAAATTATTTAGGATTTAGACAATTAAATGCTATTATGAAATTCTTTGGAATTGATGAACTTGATTTTAGCGAAAAGGGAAATGAGAATGTTTTTGGGGTGCAGACTGAAGTTATTTATCTAAATTCTTTAGTTAATAAACTTTTAGTTTTAGGTTTTGGAACAGAAGAATATTTAAGTAAAAATGGAGAACTTGCTAACAAAATTTTTCTTGATAGAATTTTTAATGAAAAAATGCAAAGCATGGATGAGTTTCAAAATAATAAAGAGCCTTTATCTATAAAATCTTTTAAAGCAAGGCATAAATCTTTAAATAACGACAATAATAAATCATTTATTCCAAAAGAAAATCAAAGCTATAATCCTTATGGAAATGAAGTAAAAAACAATAACAATGAAAAATATATCGAAATAGGAGATGATGATGAAAGTTTGCCGTTCTAATTATCTTGAAATTGTAAAAATCGTTCCATTTAGCGAGAGGAGAAGTTGCTTTTGTCATTTTTTAAGAAGCAATGGGATTGCAATTGAAAAAATAAATTATAAAAATCACATAAGTAAAAAAGAACTCAGAAAGGCTTACAAAATTTACAAAAGTAAGCCAAGTGGAAGAAATTTCTTTCATGAAAAAAAGCTTATTGTGAAAGCTTTTGAAGATGTTGAAAAATTTTTAAGGAGTGAAAATGAAACTAAAAGACTTTGATTTTAGAATTTGGGATAATACTGAAAAGAGATATCTTAATGAAATAGAACTTCATAAATATGACAAATATCCTGTAGAAGCAGGAACCACATTTACTGAAACTGACAGAATTAATGAAGTAGAGTTTGTAAAGAATAAGAATGATTTAGAGATAGAGTTATTTACAGGCTACTATGATTACAAAGGTAATAAAATCTATATAGGAGATATTATAGAATGCTTAGTATTTACTAATGAAAAAAATTCAGAAATATTTTATGAAATTATTTGTTTTGATATGGAGTTGGGATTGTGTTCTAAATTATCTAATGGAGATGGTGGGTACTTATTTGACCTTCGTAGACATAAAAATAATAAAACAATTGAAGATGTATATGTCGTAGGCAATATACACGAAAATAAAGAATTATTGAAAGGATGAAGATGCAGAAAGAAGTCTATTTGCTTAAGTAAAATTTTGATAAAATAAAATAAAGGAGAATTAATGGAAAACTTCAAAGCTTTTAAGCTTATTTCAAAACGTATTATAAAAACACTTTTAAATGATTTTCCAAATCAAAGCATACTTTTTTCAGATGATTTTAACAAAGATTGTAAAGAATATAAAATAGACTTTAGCTCTTGTATTCATTTTCTAAAAGAATGCAAAGTTTTAAAATACGATAAAGAAAATAATGGCGATTTTTCAGGAGTTTTAATCAGTCCTAAAGCTTATTTATACTTTTCTAAAAATGATTTAAAAGATATCGATGATTTAATCGAATTTTGCATAAAATAAAGGATTAAAATGCAAGAAGAAACAATTACTTACGCAAGAGGTCGTTTAACTGAGCTTAAAGATAAAAAAGATGAGCTTCAAAGACTTATCAAAGATAGTAAAAATCTAGCAATTAAAAATATACAAAATGATGATTTAAAAGGTGCTAGACTTTATATTGATAAACTAGAGCTTTATTTTGATGAACTTTTAAAGACAAATACGGATTTAAATTTGCTTTGCAATAAATGGGGATTTAAATGAGTGAAAATATTGAGCTTTTTGAAAGCTATACGGCAAAAACTTTGGGAGAACTTTATAGTACCTTTCCTATTCCAAGCGATTTTAACTTTTTTGATTTTATCCCAAAACTAGAATATGAAGAGTTTTTAACACATCAATTAAATGCTTATCATACGATAAATTACCTAAAAAATAATCATTTTTTGGATTTTGAGAGTATGGATTTAGAAAGCGGAAAAGTTAAAAAAGCTATTTTAAAACCGAAAGCCTTAGAGCTTTTAAAACAAGATGGCTTAGGAGTGCAACTTAGAAAAGCTTTAAGTACAGGAAGAGATGAGCTTATAAGAAGTATTGTAAATAGGGCTTTAGAAATGAGCCTTAAATTTATGTTTTAAATAAAGGAGAAAAATGACAGCACAGGAAATTAAGGAATTTTGCAAGGAACAAGGACTAACTTATAAGCAGTTAGGGGAGTTGATAGGATATAGCGAGAGTTCTTTAAAAAGCATACTTACAACAGGAAAAATTAGCGAAAATTTAGAAAAATCTATAAAACTACTTATAGAAAATAGAGATTTGAAATTAAAATTAAAAGAAATGGATAATCTTAAAAACACACTCAAAACACTACTAGACTTGAAATAATTTAACGAGCCGATTTTTTGGCTGGTTGATTTTTTCAACTTTTTTATAAAATATTTTTAAAATTATAAGCTTTTTACTTGACTTTAAGTTGAAATTTTGTTATAATTTTAATAACAAAGGTTGAAGCTATCAACCTTTGAAATTCAAATAAAGGTAATTCAATGGAAAAGATTAAAACAATCTTAGAAATTGTCTTACTGATTTTGCAGATAGCAGCTGCAATATCGGTTCTTGGTGGTTGGCAGTAGCCACCACCCTTTTAAATTACCTTTTGTATTTTATCAAAAAAGGATGAAAAATGGAAGTTGCGTTAATTTTAACCATGTTGGCTTTAAGTCTTTTGACAATCTATGTTTTTAATTTTGGGGGCAAAAAATGAGTAACGCCCCTGTAATTATCAATAATGTAGAAGTAAATCTAAATATCAAAGAAAATAAAGTATTTATCAATTCTTTGGATTTAGCTAAGGTATTTAATAAAAACCATAGACATATTTTACAAACCACCAAGAACCAACCGCAAAATGATTTTACAGAGAGTAATTTTATACTCTCTACCTACAAAGACAAAAAAGGAGTTATTAAATGTTAGATTATAATTCTTGGCAAGAAGCACAAGCAAAAGTAGAACCACTTAGAAAACAAGTTATGGAGGCAATTTTAAAAGATAAAAGATTTAATGCCACAATAGAAGATAGAGATAATCTTTTAAGGGTTGATATTAAGAATACCATTTTTGATTTAATTTTTGATTTAGGAAATTTTCATATTGAAGCTAGCTTCAATTTGTTTTCACTTGGTTTTCTTGAGCATAGTAGTAATGTTATTATTTTTCAAGGAGATTATGACTTATATAAAGGAAATGTAAAAAGAATTGTTGATGATTTATATTTTGAGTTATCAAGAGAAATACCAAATACAAGAAGGGCATTAAAAGATTTAATAAAAGATTGCAAAAGAGTTTTAAAGCTTAAAGTTAATGATAAATAATGAATATCATATAAAATTTAGAAAAAAAAATTAAGGAGTTAAAA